TTTAAATTTTGTAGACACAAGCAACAAAGGGTTTAACAGCAAGTGGAACGAGATGCTTGAGTTGAACAGAATGGCATTTGCTGACTTCTTGCCTAAATTCAGTGAGAGTAGATGTATCGCAATAACAATGCGAATGATTAAAAAGAAAGCACCACAAATAAAATGGATTCTATCTTTTGCTGATGGCACTCAATGTGGCGATGGTACTATTTACAGAGCATCTGGGTTTAAATTAACTGGCATCAATAAAAATTCAACAATCTATAAGTTGCCATCTGGCGAAACAATAGCTAAGCACGGAACATCTAAAAAAGACTTTACTGGTGCTGAAAAATTAAAAGGGTTTCAGTTAAGATATATTTATCTAATCGATAAAACGAGTAAACTAACAATGCCAGAGATACCATTTAGCAAAATTGCTGAAATGGGTGCTTCAATGTATTTGGGAAAGAAATGCGATGTTGGTGTAAAGAGAAGCACGACATCTTACCAAGATGTAGGTGGCGGTGCGATACCGACCACATCGCTCCATTTAGAAAGGCAGTATATCCATTAAAAATGGCTGATAATGGCAGAAAAAAGAATGGTCAGTTTGCAACAGGGCATAAGATTGCCAAAGGCAGACCACCGAAAGTAAAATGTATTCCCGACATACTTCGCAAGATAGGTGAAGAAGAAGGTTCTATTGATGGCAAGACCAAATTAGATGTAGTAATGAGAAAAGTCTTTGGATATGCTTTAGAGGGTAAAAGCTGGGCAGTTCAATTTATCGCTGACCGCACAGAAGGAAAAGCCGTGGAGCGTAAAGCCGATGTATCTGATGAATGGAAGGAACTGATTAGGGAGAGCGTCAAGTTTGATGAAGAAGATTTGAAATGTGCAAACGATTAAATCTAAATATTTTAGCAATATTGGATATGTTCCAGAAAAAGTACAATGGGATATACACAATTCAAATGCGAGGTTCAGGGTAAATGTTCAAGGAAGGCGGAGCGGGAAGTCTTATGGTGCAGCAAGAGAAGCCGAAACTGCGATATTATGCCATAATACTCGTGGCTGGATTGTTGCTCCCACTTATGACCTTGCTAATAAGATTAGTCGAGAAATTTACGATAATCTTATTCTCACCCACAAATTCCCAACAAAAGAAAAAAGAATGTCAAGCGGACAGATGTTCTATGCCAAATTTATCAACAATTCCGAAATCTGGATTAAATCAGCAGAAAACCCCGACTCCCTTATCGGTGAAGGACTTGACTGGCTTATCATTGATGAAGCGGCGGCAGTTAGAAAGCAAGTCTGGGAGCAATACTTACGACCTACATTATCAGACAGACAAGGTTTCTGTGTGTTCAGCACAACACCCCGAGGGTACAATTGGATTTATGATTTATACCAGAGAGGCAAGTCTCCTGATTATGAACTATGGGAAAGCTGGCGTCATCCCAGTTGGAATTCAAGGTATTTTCGGGATGACATAAATGAACTTAAACGAACACTCACAAAAGAGACATTTAATCAAGAATACGGAGCGGAATTTACCTCGTTTGCGGGAAAGGTTTATCCCTTTGATAGAAATATCCACGTTAAAAAACTTGAATACAATCCAGCGTGGGAGACCTATTGCTCTATTGACTTTGGTTATCGTATGCCTGCTGTTGTCTGGGTGCAATGCGGGAGAGTACGTGGAGAGTGGGTTTGCCATATTATTGATTGTATTGTTCACGATGACAATATTAAAACAGAAGAACTTGCAAGGCGAATCAAAGGGAAATATAACGTAATGAGATATTATTGCGATCCTGCTGGTAAGGGAGTGCAAAGCACATCGGGACTGGGCGATGTAGAGATATTTAGGCGTGAAGGTATTAATTGTAATTATAGAACAGACAAAATCTCAAGGTCAATACCAAGCGGAGTGGATTTAGTCAGGAGCTATTTAGAGAATACACAGGGGGAGGCAAGATGTTATGTTAAAGAAGGATTGGGAATTATAGATGATTTTGAAGGATATAGATATCCAGAGAAAAAAGAAGATAGAATTTTAAAAGACGAGCCGTTAAAAGACGGCTATCACGATCACGGTATGGATGCTGTGAGATATTTTTTTATCAATCGATTTCCGTTAGCTGGTAGAATAGAAATGGTGTCGAGATATGGGGGTGAAGAAAATATAATTGAGAATCAATATCACAAATATATTAAGAGTTTAGGATGATTGTATATGATATGAGCGAGGAAGCAATTGTTTCCTCATTGAAAAAATATTTAGACGAATCACAAATAGCAGAAAAAACAGAGAGATTAACAGCTTTAGATTATTATGAGGGGTTGAATTATCATAAAAATTTGAGTGATTATTTTGATTCTGATTTGTTAAAAGAAATACCGTCAATGCAGCAAAACATCACTAAAAAGTTAATTGATGCACGTTACATAGCTTATAAGACTGCACCTGTTAGGAATGCAGATGAAAAATATATTGAAAAGATTGAGGGATTAGATGACGATATGTTGCAACTTGATAGATTAACAGGATTGGTGGGGACGGCAGGTTTTTTAAGGCGATATGATGGCGAACAATTAAAATCAGAAATCTTATTGGATTTTGAGCCATTTTTTATGGCAGGAGATCCGAATCCTGTGGCAATAGCTTATCCTCTGTGGAATTTCGGCAATACGAGAGACAAAGAGCAATGGTTCATTTTCTGGTCTGATGACAGAACATTTTATATTTCCAAATCAGGAAAGGTCAAATTTCCCGATGACAACCCTGGTGGAATTAATCCTTATGGTGTAGTTCCTGTTATTTATAGCCATTTATACCCACGCATTACCAATTCCTGGTGGCGAACAGGAGGGCAGGATATAGTTAATGCTAATTTATTGTATAATGTTTTCGGGACACATTTATCAAGTTTAGTAATGTATCAATCTCACGGACAGCCGTGGGCTTCTGGGAATTTTGATGCAAAGAGTTTGACTGTAATGATTAATAAGATTTTAAAACTACCTGAAGGCGGGAGTTTTGGCTTTGCTATACCCGGTGGCAAACCACAGGATATAGAAAGGGCTCAAAGGTGGGTGGTTGATACAGTAGCTTTTGCCAATCATTTAAAAATCAAGTGGGCAGATAACACAGGTTCAACAAGCGGAGAGCATCAGAGAATTTTAGAAGTTGATTTAACTGAAGCTATTATGGGTGATTTCCAGAGATGGCGAGATTTTGAGCAAAAAAGATTTGATTTAGATAGGATTATTTTAGAAACAAATGGTGTAAAAGTTAGCGATGAATATTCAGTGAACTTTAGTGAGCCCCACATTCCGAAATCACCACAAGAACAGCGAGAGGAATGGGACTGGATGGTAGATAAGGGCTATATGACTAAAAAAGAAGTGATGAAACAAATTAACCCTGATATGTCAGAAGAAGAAATTGAAGAACGATTAGGGGAAGCGAGAGAAGAAAAGCAAACGGAATCAAAAACAGGACTGGAGGGGATATTTGCCGAATAGAATTAAAGCACATCTTAAAAGATTAGATACTTTAAGAGATAGAACAGATAAAAAGACAGACGAAATGATGAATAAAATAGCAGACAATATTGATTTGCTAATTGCAAAACCAAAAGAATTTTTAAGGGGAATATCCATTGAATGGCTAAAAAAGGAAAAAAACTTATTTTCACAAGCTCGTAAAGAGGGCAAGAGTTTAAGGCATTCAATATGAAAATGGATTTAAAAGTTAGCAAGGATTTTGATTTAAACAAATTCAGATTGGATTTATCAGAAGAACTTAAAGACGGAATTAATATGGTTGCCAGAGATATTGAACACGGAATTGACAGAGGAAGTCAGTTTGGTAAACCATTTAAAAAAAATGCTATATCTACAATACGTCTCAAGGGATTTGACCATCCACTTAAAGAAACAGGATTGATGAAAAATAAGAATAAAATGATTAAACGTTTTTATAAAAAAGCTGACGAACAAATTGGCGAATTGCTTCCCAATGAGAAAAGAATTGATATTGGATATTGGAATCAAGAGGGTACAAATAAAATCCCATCAAGACCGTGGTTTGGCATATCGGAAGATGCAGAGCGTAAAGTTGTTACTAAAATTGAAGAAAAGATTAAAAAGCAAATAGAACATATAAATACACCAATGCACTTTATAAAGTAATGCCAGAAGAAATTCCAGAACACCTTGAGGATATGTGGATTACGCTTTCAACTTCTGTTGGGATAGCAGCAGAAAAACAAGCTTTAACTTTAAGTGAAGTAATTACCCGAATGTCTAAAAGCGGGATGTCTAAAGAAGCAATAAAAGAAGCTTTAATAAGAGATTTACACGAAGGGGGGCAACTATTTGGTGATTTTAGAAAACAATTTAAGGCAAATATGAAATGGGGATTAGAGGAAACAGCAAGAAAAGAATTTGAGAAAGGATTAGACAAGGTAAATGGAATGTGGGAATGGCTTGGCATAGCAGACAGTAAAATATGTCCCGATTGTTCAGAACGCAATGCAATGTCACCTAAGTTATGGCAGGAATGGGAAGCGATGGGGCTTCCCGGGGGAGGTTCAACAATATGTGGTTCAAATTGTAGATGCAGGATGGCAATTGCCGAATCTATTTCAAAACCAGAGGGGGGAATAATACTTAACAAAATCTGATGCTCTTAAACGTGAGAGACAGATTTTATTTCACAAACGAAAAAAGAGGTAACTCAGATGAGTGAAGAACAAAGTCAGGAGACTAAAGAAACAAAGGTATTTGATTATGACCATCCCGAATACAAATCAATACTCTCAGAATCAATCAAGAGAAAGGAAAAAATTAGAGAACTGGAAGAACAGTTTTCAAACATTGAGACGGAAAAGCTAAAAGCTGAGGGGAAAAAAGATGAACTGATTGAGACCTTACAATCTCAAATAAGTGAATTAAAACCCAAAGCAGAATTGGCAGAATCGGCGATAGAAGAAAGGAAAGCAATCCTTGAAGCCACTCGTCTTGATGTATTGAATGAATTTCCAGAATCATACAGGGATACTTATAAGGACGTACAGGACATTAATGTCCTGCGTCAGATTAAAAAGGATTTTTTAAATAAAAAATTAGGCACTCCTGCTGGACAGCCGGGTACGGTGGAAGGTTATACTTCACCTGCTGAGGCTGCGATGGCATATAAACAGGGTGAAATTGATGCAAAGACCTATAATAAAATCAGGAAGACATTCACAAGTCGAGTCGGTTGATAATAAGCCAACAGATATATTTGGGTGGAATCCCGATCCAGAGGGCAGATTCAAAATGGAAACATTAAAGGATGGTTCAAAACAGTACACTTACGATGGCGAACCTGTATCAGATGAAGATGGGTTTTCAGCATTGACAGGTAAGGATAAAATCTTACAAAGAGGTTCTGGGACTATGCCGTATAAAAAAGGACAGTGGGAGCAAATTTTTAGAAAGGATAAATAATGGCTGCAATAGGTGAAAGTGGTAATGCTGCATATTTTCAAGGTGGATTACTTGCTATCGTACTTGCTGATGCAATTATTTCCTTCTCTGATGCTGGAGTGGTTCTCCCACTTGTACAGCAAAAGGGGGTTGATAAGGCAGATACCGTTAGCTGGATTAGGTATAATGAGGGAACTCATAAAATACAGTCTGCTGACGTGGCAACTACGGCAGAGGGCACAGAATCTCCCGAAAGTGCATTGACCACAGAGAAGGCAACGGCTACGCTGGATATGTACAGCGTAAACGTGCCGATTTATGACGAGGCTGAATTAAGTAATGCCGATGCACTTACCGACAATATCGGTGAGTTAGTCGGAAACAGTTTGGCGGCAAAGGCAGATAGTTTACTTTGCTCGGCTTTCGACAACTTTAGTACTTCTAAGGGTACTTCTACGGTAGCAGTTACGGTAGATAACCTTTGGGATTGTGTTGAGAGCTTGAAATCTAACGGTGCTCCCGGACAGATTAATGCTGTTTTACATCCTAAGCAGGTTTATGGTACTAATGGTATATCTAACGATTTAGTTACCTCAAATCAGTTTGGTGGTGTTTTGACTGCACAGGATCAATTCGCTTCAAGCGGAATGATTGGAAGTCTGGCGGGAATTAATTTTCACGTAACCAGAGAGCTTTCCGAGTCTTCAAATGCGGTAAAAGCGGGGGTATTCGTACCTCGAGCACTTGGCTTTGGCTGGGCTCGAATGATGCCTAAAGACGGAGTGGTTTCACCTGATGGATTATTCAGGATTGAAGATGCTCGTTTTGGTACTTACATCAGAAGCAACATTGTAGGTGCTGGCTTCTGGGGTACAGCGGAAATCGTTGACGGCTACGGTGTGGAGTTACATACCAAGACCTCATAATGACTAACTCGGCTAAAATAATGATCGGTGTTTCTACTTTTCCCGGTCATGCATATTGCAGACCCGAGTTCGTTAAAAATCTGGAGAACATGAGGGAGAGTTATTTGAAATCTCTCCCTCGTTTCTCAGGTTCAGCAAACAACCCTATCAACAGGGAAAGTCTGTGTGATATTATTTATTGCTGGAATGGGAAAAAGAAACATTGGGGATTAGACGGTCATAACGTCATTGAATACAAACAAAGTCAAGGCGAAAAAGGTATTGAAGTTCTTAGAAACAAGCAAAATGTTCTAAGGCAGGTTTTTATCGATGGTGACTATACTCATTTTTTTAGTATTGAAAGCGATGTGATCCCGCCTGTTGACGCAATTCAAAGACTTGTTTCTCACGATGAGGATATTGTTTCAGGATTGTATTTCATTCAGACACAGGAATACAGGAAGATGGATTTGGCTACAATGGCGAGCCTTGCACATAAAGACTTACAGGCAAGGGCACTTCATCAGGCTTTGAATAAGGGTGCTTTAGAGACCATTTTAATTAGGCAGAAGTTAATTCCTACTGTGTGGGTAATAGATGGTGCAAGGTCGAAACTTGCGGAAATAAATGATATGCTTCCTCAGAACGGATTAAAAAGAGTTTATTCAGCAGGAATGGGTTGTTTAATGATTAAGCGTGAAGTCTTAAAAGAAATAGAATTCAAGATTTCTTACGAAAAAGCTCAAAATCAGTTTACTGACTTTTGTTTTCACGCAGAAGCCTATGATTTAGGGTATCAGTCTTTTGTAGATACTGATATTTGGTGTAAACATCTACATAAGGAATTTGGTGATGACAGGGTGTTTAGGACGTGGTTTAATGTTGACACTTATGAAGAACTTATAAATGACCGTCAAAATGCTTGAAGTTATAGAATATAAGTCATTTAAGATTTTACCGCTAAATGAATTAGCTTTTAAGACAATGATTGAAGCCTGTTTTTTATTAGATAAATATTGGCTTGAATCTGGAACGCTTTTAGGGATTTATAGAGATAACAATTTTATACCAAACGATCACGATATTGATATTGGCATTATGTATTCAGAGGATATTGAAGAAGACTTAATTAAAAGATTTACATCAAATGGATTTTCGTATGGCAGATACTCAACAAATGGAAAAATTCAACAGATGGTTTTTACAAAATATGGGAATCTTATTGACCTTTGGATTTGGCATAATAAAGACGATGTAATGATAAATCAAACAGAATTTGGATTGGCAAAACAACCCTATTTATTATTTAATCCATTGGGTGAATACAATTTTAGAGGGGAAACCTTTTTAGTTCCTAATAATATTGAAAAATATCTCAATATGAGATTTAAGAATTGGAAAACCCCTAAAAATGGTAGGTATTGGTGTGAATATGCTAATTTTATCGATTGAGGATAAAAATGATAGGAAATAAAACAAAACGAAGTTTGAAGGCTCACATAAAAAAAGAATTTAAAAAATCTGGTGAAAAAAGTATGAGGGAGACAATTAATAATTGGATTGGACAGTCCGATTCAAATGATTTAGAAAAACTTAGAACAAAGATTGCAAATGACAATCTTTGACTTATAAACGAAATCTATCGATTTAAAGGATAAATTATGAGACTAAGAAGATTATGGCTTGATTCAAATACAGGATATTTCAAGCCGAAAACAGATGGAACAAGCGTCTTTTCATTACAAGACAAAGACGGGAATAAACTTTTTGATGTAGATACAACTAACGATAAAATAACAATAGGGGGTGATTTAACTCTTACTGGCACAGCAGATTTAACGATTGACCAAATAACATCGGGTAAGGTTATAGTAGATGTAACCGACACCGAAGCTCTACTTGTAAGAAAAAATGAAGATGATGGCGATGTGTTTGTTGTTGATACGGATAATGGAGCAGTAGATGTAGGTGGTGATTTAACTGCTGGGACAGTAAATGGTACAGAGATTCACACAACAGCCACAAATAATCTTGGATTAGGCACGGATGCTGTAGATGATATTACTTCTGGTGACTATAATACAGGTGTTGGTGATGGTGCTTTGACTGCTTGTACTACAGGTGA